TGAATACGAACCGCTGCCACCCAAACAATAAGCGCCGAGATAAGACTGAAGCCAAGGATAAACGTCGAATACGTTATTAACAGTTCCAACAGCCTGACTAGCAGTGTTGTACTCGACTTCCATCTCCCCGAGCTTGACGGATTTGTATAACCCCGTATCGCCGGTAGACCCTGTAATCGCGTCCGTGTCATTGGCTAACGCATTCGCTAACTCATAAGTAGCGTATTTAATGTCGTTTGGAATCTCAGAGCAGGTCAGCTCGACACGATCCACATGATAATTATTGCGGGGCCAGCTCAGTGCTTGGTTCGTATCGCAGCGGTCACCGTAGAAATTCAACGTGTCGATCCAGCGTGTAGCTGAGATCAAAGCACGGTTTTTCTTGTCGTCTTGTTTGTTGTCCCACTGCGTGCTGCTAGGCGTAGTCTCAAAATACGCATCAGCTTCCGCCAGCGTCACGTAGCTGTTGGCTGTCGCACTCTTCAGTGTGGCGTTGATCGTGGCAGCCATATCGCAGAAAAAAGGTGGCCCCACCTAATGGTAGGGCCTTTGGCAACTGGATTATCAGGCGATAGCGCTGGCATCCAGAGGGCTGTTGACAACCAACTCGACCATAGGGATCAAGTCAATGTCATAGGTAGCAGACCAGTTGCTGCTGTTGGCCAGAGCAGCATTGTCAGGGTTGTCCGCAGCACTGCCCCACCTAGTACCCATAACGTGGTACGCAGTGTGGTAGTCGATCGCAATAACGTCCTGTTTGGACATGATGTTGCGCTCAGCTTCGATCCGCAGATCTTGCTGGACACCTTCAAGGATGGTGCCCGACTTGAGCAGATAGCAACGGAACTCCTTCTGGTGGCCAGAAGCGCCAGGTGCATAGGTGTTGACCTGTTCGTCAATAATCACGTTCAGACCGGCGAATTCACCGATAGAACGAGCACCAACGCCAACACCGCCACCACCCCAGGTGACTGCACCGCCAGTAGACAGAGCAGACGTGGAGAAGGTCAGCATTCCAACCTGATACAGGTAGAACGCAACAGACGGGTGGACAATCAGAGTGTCAAGCTCTTCGCCACGCTCACCCAGCAGGGAACGACCACGAGCAATAGTAGAAGCGCTGAGGAAGTTGTCCTCAGTAGCGCCAGTACCAGCTTTGGCAATATCCAGGTGGTTAGCACCCAACGCACCAGAGCCGGCAGCGAACAGTCCGTTCAAATGAGAGAACAGACGTGCGCTCTTCAGCTTGTTGATCGCGTCAGCCAGTTGGTTGCGGATGTGAAGCATGGGATCTTCACCAGCAGCCAGAACCGCAAGGTCATCCACAGCGTATGAAAACGCACGGTGACAGATGGTTGCGATCTGCATTCCGGTGCCAACCTTTTGAGGGGTCAGATAACCGGCGTTGCTGGTGCCCCAAGTTGCAGTGCCATCAATGATCTCCTCTGTTGGAGCGATGGGGTTGAACTCAGGAACTTGAATGCGAGTACCGCCTTCCCGAGCATCGAGAAGAGCGTTGCGAACAATAGCGCCAGACTTGACGAACAGACTGCGCTCTTTGATTGCCTCAGACACATAAGTGCTGAGATTATTCCTTTTGATGATGTCCGCAAGAAGGACACCACCGGAATAATTCTGAAATGGTGCGGCCATTTCTTATTCAGGGATAAAGTTTGCGGGGTTCAAGTCACGGACTTGAGTTGGTGTCCCACGGGGACTATTTACCTGCCTCTCTCTTGAGCACGGCTGCAAGATCGGGGTCGGTAACTTCCAAGGCCATTTGCTTGGTTAGATTCATACTACCTTCTAACCAGGGATTGGGGACGCCTCCTGCGCCAGCAGTTCCTGTATTTGGCTTAGCGCCCATACCAGCCTGAGCACTTGGCTTGAAGTGATGCTCGTAGCCAGAACCAGGGTTTTTTAGCTTGGCCAAATACATGTTGATATCCTGCTCGACGCCGCCATCAAGCACTTTGACGCTGCCGTCTTCTGCTTTTTTCAGATTGCTCTGAACCAACTGCAGCATCTGACTGGAGTTGATCGCACCAGCCTGATTGATTGCAGCCAAAGCAGCGTTTTTCATTGCTGCAGTCTCGTTTGAAGTCCGAAGCTCGGCAAGTTGGCGCTCCAAATCCCCGATCTGTTGATCTTTAGCTTGAGCCGTTTTGTTGGCCTCTTCCCAAAGGTCTTTCCACTGGCCTTGGTCTTCAAGCCTTTTTCTTCGCTCGGCCTCGTTTTTCTCCAGCTTTTTATCAAGGTCATTCATCTTTTCCTTGATTCGCTGGAACTTAGCCTCGGCTTCTTCAGCTCTGGCTTTTTCAGCCTGAACTTGCTGCTCGTAGGCAGACACATCAATGTTGACAGTGCTGTCATTCGCAACCACGGGTTGCTCAGCAGGAGCTGCCACGGGCGTTTCCTGGATGACTTGTTCTTCCATTACGAAGACTTACTGTTTGTACTAGGTTGCTTTACTACCTTAGTAGTTCTTGCCTTTTTTGTCGATTTAGGCATCGCACAGACTTCTTTTTGCTTGATCTGCTCTGCTTCGCTTAAATGCTCGACAGGCTCCCAGCGGTAACTACCGTCTGCTTGCAGCACCCTCTGAATAGACTTTGTCATGAAGATTGATCCTCCGATTGAGCCACAGTAGGCAAAATTTCGCCTTGGACAAGCATCTCACGGAACTCATCCCGATCGATGACCTTATCTTCAAACAACTGAGCCATAGCGGCAATATCTTGGCCAATAAGCCGTTGCAGGTCAAAGTCACGGCTAATCTTGACCTCAGGCGGCTCTAAACCTAAGTAGTCAGCTGCTAAGTCATACGACTTCTGCAAGCCAGACTCAAGATCCATTGAGACCATCGACAGCATCGAATTGGTATCGATACGATCCAGGCGCCGGGCGTCCGCAGACTCAGCAACAAATTTCTGCTGGCTCAATGTACTGATGCCTAGCGTCGCCATTTGCTGCTGTAACTCTTGGATTTCTGCTGATTGCGCTTCAAACGCGCTTGCCGCAGGCTCCACGTAATAGACCTTATGACCCGGCTGCGTCGCCATTGCATAATTAACGCTAATCGCCATATCCTTTGTCTGATCGTCCCAGCCCTCAAGAACGAGCATCGGTTGCGAAGCGATGTGTAGGCTGTGAATAAGATCTGCTTGGCGTTGATAGTGGGCAAGATTGAGATGAGCAATGTCCAACAACGGTGGCTTGCTCGTCAATGTATCCGTTTTATTGGCATAAATCGTTACCAAGGGAACTTGCCCAAGCGAGAAATCGCCTGATTCAACCAATTCGTACTCTTCTGTAGCGTCGGATTGATTGAAGCTAGCGGGGTATGGAAATGGCCCTTGCATTTCTTTCCTTTGCTGCTCTTGCCTAAAGACACGATAACGACCTGGCTCGATGACGCGAATTTGGTCATAAACTTTTTCTCCGAACTCACCGTCAGGTACAACGGCTTTTTCGCCAATACGAACTTGCGTAAGGTTGCCGTAGTTGACTTCTCGATCCAGTCGCCAGCCATAAACGTTGGTTGGATCCACTTCAATCCAATAGGGCCGACGATTAAGAGCACGCTCTTCAGCAAGACTTCTTGCAGCCGATGGCGCAGGAAAATCAACCAAAGTGTGACAGTGCCCATAAGTTAAGGCACAAATCAAGAGCCGTCGGGCATATTCATCTAAATCTGACCCACAACCATCAACATCTTTGTTAAAGACATCAGTCCAATATGGATCTCCCTGGATACTAATCGGTTTACGCAAAATCAATCCAGCTGCTGCTCGAATTAACCGTTGCGTATATGGCGTAAATACTGACCGATTAACTCGCGCAAGATATGCGGTGTAATCTTCGCGTGGCTCTAATGGTAAAAACGCCTCTGAGTTGTCACGTAAATACTCTGTACCGCTTGTCACGGCTTTCATAATCTCCCAGCCCTTCATCTGGTCGATTACTGCCCGTGTCCGCACGAACGGACTATCAGCACTTCCCAGATAGGAGGAACTGACTATGCTCGTTCTTACCGACCCAGGCAATGAATAGGTCATGACACCTCAGAATTGAGTTACTAACAGCCCCATCGACGACGGGCCGCTTTACCCCGTTCACCTGTCCAACCACGACTACGAGCGCAAAAAGACTTCTTACGTGCAGCTTCTGC